ACCCGTCCGCGTCAATGGCTTTGGTCGGCAGCTTAACGGTGATTTTCGTCCGCATCTCGCCTGCGCGCGCAAATTTCGCCACCTAAAACCACCACACTTTGTATTGGCGCAACAGCGCGCGCGTCGCCATGTCGACCTCGACGGTCGTAACCGCGCCCGTCGCCACGGCTTCACGGTTCATGTACCAATGCCCTATCAGCAGCAGCATCGCCTGCCGAATGGCCATCGGGATCGCGTTCCCTGTGGCGTATCCGCAGGTGTATTCAATCACGATGGGATTCAGCGCGCGCAGCGATGCGCCCGGCGGGGTCAAGATGTAAACCAGCCCGTCCGCCGTATCTAGCTGGTAGTCCGCGCTGGCAAGCGCGTGTTCCGCGTTGTCCTCGTCGTAATGCTTGATCGACGCGATGGAAACAATCGGGGGTCGCGGCAATCGCCACAACCCCCAGCTTTCGGGATAGGCTTTCACGGTTTGCGCTGCCAGCGCGCGCCCCGTGATGTTTTCGCAGTACTCCCGCGCCGCCTGAATCAGCGGCGTGATGATTGCGCTGTCCTCGGACGTGTCGCCCGTAATTGTGCGCAGATGCATCTTTGCGTCTGCGAGCGAAACCGGCTCAGCGGTTGGCGCAGTCGAGACTTCGTATTTCATCCCGTCGCTTCCCTTCTGCTTTACGCGGCGACGACCGCGCCGTCAGCCGAAAGCGGTGTGTATAGGCAGTAAAATTCAAGCACGCCGGAATCGACCTGCTTCAGCGCTTCCACGTCAATTGCAATGTCCGAGCCGGCAGCGATGACATATTCCGCTGCGACAGAACCCAGCTCGACGGACGCGTCCGGCGTAGCATCGTGCCAAATTTCGCCAGCATCAATGTCGGTTGCGGAAGTTTGGGCGATGATCGTGACCGCGCCCGCCTTGACGATCAGATTGCAGCCTGCGGCGCTCGCAAGGTTGGTCGTGCAGACCGCAAACACACGCGCCTTGACGGTACCAGTGACTGTGAAAAGCGCCACATCCGCGTCGGTGTTGGCGAACGTGACGGTCTTGCGGGCGATCCTGCCGACCACAGACTGCACCGCCGCGACATCCGCCGCGATGCTTGCGCCCGCAGGCGCGCCGACCTTGCTTTGCAGGTATTCCTGCCGCTCGAGAATCGTGCCGTCAGCGTTGGCAACGACATTGGTGCTTGCAAACTCGTTGTCTGCGTCGTCTGTTCCCAAAACGGGGAACAGCGGATTGGTGTTATATCCGTCCGGAATTGCCATCAGTTATTCCTCCTTATGCCCCAGTAGGGCTGACGATCAACGTCGACTTGTCGATGGTCGCGGGCTGCGGCACGGGCTTTACGTCCGGGTTGTACAGGACGCAGAAGCCCGCGTCGATTTCAGCGTTCTCGGTGGCGCTGGTCAGCGTCGCGATCAAGTAGCGCTTGCGCGGCTGTACCACATCGACCACAAGCACCTGCTCGGAATCGGTCGCGGCGGTTGCGATTGCGGCGGTTGCCCCGGTCAGGTCGGCCATTCCGGCGGTCGCGTTATCGTCGTTTTCGGAAACCTTGAGCGTGACCGCCGAACCGTCGACGACAGCGCCAAGTTTGTAAATGAAACACGCGCCGCCAAAGCCTGCGGTATCGATCACGTCAGAGACGGTCGCGGCCTTGCCCGCCGCCACGCTGTCCTCAATTTTAAGAATCTTGCAATCCTTGAGAATGGAGCCAATCATGTGATGCCCTCCTATGATTTTGTCGGTGTTGGACGCCGTAGCCCCTTGCGGTTATATACAGCATAAGGGCTTCGGCGTGTGAATCGGTTTTTACGGCGCCAGCGTCACGCGCGCGAACGCGGCAGGCATGACGGGCGCACCGTCGGTCTCGATGCGGCAGAGATAGTCGATCTGGTTCGTGCGGGCGTACAGCTCCGCGAGCACCTGAATCTCCATCGCCATGCTGTCGCAAATCCAGTAGTTGGACAGGTCGCCGTAGATTCCGACGTAAAGACCGGACGTGAAGGTGTTCGGCGCGTATTCGGACGTGTTCACGCGCTTGCCCAGCAGCATGTCGGGCGCGCCCATCACGACGGACGGCTGCCAGATGTACTGACCGTTCGAATCCTTCAGCTTCGCGATCTGCTTGATGCCGTCGCGGTGGAAAACCCACTCGCAGCGGGGCTGATACTTGTCCTTGACCGCGAACTTCGCTTCCATCAGGCCGTCGAACTTCATTTCGGTTGCGGTGTTGCCGGTCGAAACGTCGCGGGTGGTCGGGATGCCGTCGGCGGACGCCACGAACAGACCCAGCGGGCAGTTCACGCCAGCGCCGACCATGTAGGCGGTTTCCAGCTGTGCGCCGACTTCCTCGGCGATCTCCGCGCGAATCAGCGCGTCTGCGTTCGCGACGTTGCGGATCAACGTCTTGCTGACCAGAATTTCCGACGTGCCGGGGCGGGGTTTGAACTCGCGCTTGCCAAACGCCAGCGTCGCGTCGGCGTTCGGCGCGGAAAGCTCTGTGCCCCATGCGAAGGACGACATGCCCGCCGTGCGGGTCGGATAGCCCAGCGACTGCGCGCCCGTCAGCGGGGGCAGCACGCGCGCCTTCTGGCGCATGAACGTCGCGTCCGCGAGTTCCTTGATCAGCTCGGAAACGAACTGTTCCGGCGCGACCAGATAGCCCGCCTGCGTGGGATTGTCCTGTTGCAGCGCGGCGTACACCGAAATCGCCTGCGGAGTGCCGTCGCGCAGGACGTTCCGGAACGCGTTCATCCGGTCGGATGCCTGCGGGTTGTCGCGCCGAGTGTCGCCCGCGGGCTGTTCGCCTGCCGCGCGCTCGCGTTCGAGCTGCTTTTCCTCGGCGGCGATTCGCGCGTTCATCGCGTCGAAGTCGCTCTCCAGCTTCGCGAGGATGCCCTTGTCCTCCGCGTTCATCTCCGCGCCGTCGTGCTTGTCCATCAGTTCGCGAATCTGCGCGGTCAACTGCGCCCGATTCTGTTTCATCTCAAAAATCTTTGCCATGATTAGTTCCCCTCCAACATTTTTTTCCGGAGCCGGTCGAACCGTTTGCGCTGTTCCATCAGCGCGGAGGTATCTGTTACGGGCTGGCTCTCGCCCCCGTTATCAGGTATGAAAAAACCGCCCTGCGGCGGCTGTTCGGGTGCGGGAACTCTGTCCCGCAGCTTCTGCGCGTCCTTGAATCGCGCAAGGTCGAATTTTTGCCCGTTGACGTTCAGAAACGCCCCGTCGATGCTCGCGGCGATCTTGTGGTTTTCCTCCACCTCGTCGGCGAAGCCCATCTCCACCGCGTCCGCGCCGAACATCCACGTTTCCGCGTCCATCAGCTCGGCGGCGTTTTTCACGCCCGTGCGGTCAGCGTAAATCTGCGCGATTTGCCCGTCGATGCGCTCCAATTCGTCCGCAACCCGACGAAGGTCGCCCTTGTTCCCGCCCATGATCGTCCAGCCGTTGTGAATCATGATCGCGGCGTTCTCGGGCATGATGATCTTGTCGCCCGCCATCGCGATCACGGATGCGATTGACGCCGCAAGCCCGTCCACATATACGGTTTTCTGCGCCGCGTGGCGTTTGAGCATGTTGTAGATCGCGAATCCAGCGAACACGTCGCCGCCGCCAGAATTGATGTGAATGTCGATCTCGCCAACGTCGCCCAGCACGTCCAAATCAGCTTTGAACTGTTTGGGTGTGACCTCGTCGCCGAACCACGTTTCGCCGGAGATATCGCCGTACAGAAGCAGCTCCGCGCGTCCATTCGCGGCTTTGAAGTTCCAGAACTTTTTCAAGCGTTCACCCCCTTCTGCGCGCTTTTGGGCGCGTTGAGCTTCGCGTTTTCAAGCGGCAGCATGTTTCCGTTGATGTAGACCGTGTCGCCCAGCTCCGGCGGCAGAAGTGGTTGATCCTCAAGCGCAAGTATCTGGTTCGCCGAAAATATGCCATTTTGCCGCATCGCAGAATAGTACGCCGTTCGCGCTGCCGTGTCGCCGCGCAAAAAGCCTTCCGTGTTGAACTTGAAAAAGTACCGCTTTCGCTCCGCTTCGGTCAAAAAATCGCGGTACATCGCCTGTTCGATGCGCACTTGAAGCGGGTTGATGGAATCTCGGACGAACTCGCGGCTTTGTTGCTCGATATTTGTAAACGTCGCGTGCTCCATGTCCATGACCAGGTGCGGGGGAACTCCGAAGATTCGACAAATCTCCGTGACGGCGAACTTCCGGCTTTCAAGCGCCTGCGTCTTTTCAAGGTCGCGCGTCAAAAGGTTGGCCTTTGCGCCTTCCTCCAGGATCAGGAACTTGCCATTGTTCTGCGCGCCCGCGTAGTTTTTCTCGAAGTCCTCTTTCAGGCGGTTATAGGAGACCTCGCCCATGCCCGCCGGAACTTCGATGAACCCGCCCGGGTTCACGCCCTGCCGGAAGGTCGCTTGCGCGTAGGTCGTTAGGTCGCGCGTGATCCCCAGCACGTCGGCGGCGATCTCCATCGGGTCCTCGGATCGGCGCGCGTTCGCAAACCGGAAATTCGGGACATGAAAAAACTCCCCGTCGCGGAGAGTTTCTGTCTGCCCATCGTCCGTCACGACACGGATGTACCGTTCACCATTCAGCGCGTTAATCGCGTCCTCCGCCACCGCGCCCGTCGGGATGTTCCACAGCGCGCGGATGTACCCGCGCCGGTCGCGCTCGATTTTGGCGTACCCGCCGCGCGTTAGAAGCAAGTTGACGATGAACATCTGCCAGAATTCATAGGCGGTTGTGCGCTCGTTCGGTAACACATACACCAGATCGTACAGCGGATGCCCGCGCGCCTTTTCGCTCCCGCGTGGCGTGTCCTCCAGCATGTGCAGCGGAAGGCTCGCCATCGTCTTGGAAATCAGATCGACGCAGCGGAACACCGCCGACACCTTGATCGCCGTGTCCGCGTTGACTGAATACCCGCGCGCCGCGAGGTAATCGCGCCAACTTCGGTCGTCATTCGGCGACGGCATGTTTGCAAGGTTGCGGAATCCGATCTCCAAACAGCGCCCAAAAAGTTTGATTTTCACTCCATCACCTCACAAAGTGCGCATCCCACGCGTTTCGTAAACAGATCGCTTGTTCTCCAGCCGGACGGCGCCCGCCATCGCGTCCACCAATGCCATGATCGGGTCGATGCGGTCAATCGAGCGGCCCTTATGGAATTTCTTGTTCTCGTTCCCGTCGACCGCGACGCGGACG